AGATGCAATGGCCTAGGGATTTCTCGACTTCAGGGAACAGTCGGTGGTGCGCGAGCATGGTGTCGTATACGTTGGGCGGCGCAGGTATGCCGTACCTGTACGCTAGGACGAAGAGGTCGAAGAGTGCGTTGTGTATGACTACGGTGTTGTCGCGGAGCGCTACAGCTAGGGCGCGTAGCACACGTGAAGTGTCCTCGTAGTAGTACCCTGCCATTGGTGATGTTACCATCGGCACACACCATGCGCGGGTGTGGTCAAACGAGAAACCAAAGCAGGTCATCTCTAGGTTACGGTTAGTTTCTATGTCGAAGTAAAGTGTCTTGCCCTTTGCAGAAGTGAGCAGTTTGATAACTTCGTCGGCGCGGGGCCATAAGATGTGGTCTGCTTTAACTATGATGGGCGGTTCGGTAAGGTAGCCAACAGCTTTCTTTAAGTCCCGCGCCAGCCAGAACCTGCGGTTTATTCTTTTTGTTTTGCCGTGATGGCCCTTGTCGTCACCACTTTTGCCGTCTGCTGTGTCGGTAGCGTTGAAGTATGCTTGACGGTCTACTGCATCTTGCGGCTCAAGTGTAGCGATGTACGTTACACCGTTGTTCACCCAAGGGCAACCGCGCTGCTCTGCTATGCTGACTCCTGTTTTGTACAGGTCTAGTGCCTTCTGGCCCAGCAGGAGGATAACTTTTGTTTTGGGCCGTATGCTACACTCGCTGTTTTCTAGTGCGTCAGCTAACATTATATCACAAGACTGTCTAGGTAGCATGAGTGCGTTACTAAAAATTTGCCCAGCGTAACCGCTAAGTAACTCCACGCGATCAAAGCGCGAGGGCTGGCCTAGTACTATAGTAAGCCCCTTGTACGGTAACTGTGCTAGTGCGTATCTTACGGTTTCTGGCATCTCCTTTAGGACAAAAGTGCTAGGCTAGTCACGGCCAACCAAACCCGTGTTAAAAACTGCAAACCAATAAAACAGTTTACCTAACCTAGCAGAAAAACACTAACGCATGGGCGATCAATGCAGGTCAAAGGCCGCGAAGATGACAATCTCCGCGATGAACACAACCCAGTTGCATCTTAATAGCACCCTTGTACCCATGCGTTAGATAAATTTAAAGACAGAACGTAGTGGCGATCAATGAGAAGTAATAATAAAACTTCCGCAGCATCTTAATAGCTAACGTATACCACTACGCCTGTCGAACATTTTAGTAGCCTCCCGGCTCTAGTGTATGTTCTTTGTTCAACCGCAACACGCGTTTCAAGCGGTAGTTATTATTCATAACTGGGTCGCCATTGCTATCGAGAACGGGAGAGCCGTCCTCAGTTGTCTGTGCCTGTTGGTCAGTCTCTATCGTAACGTCAGCAGCTAAACCAGCATACTGATCTACGTCAGGGTTCCACTCACTTGGTGGTGCGTCTTCTCTTGCGTTTGTTTCAAACTCTGGTGAGAGTTCTAACGCTTTGTGCAAACCTTTGATTTTGCGCAATGTAATATCTACAGCCTTCTCGGAGAACGAGAGGTAGTCGCGGAATTGCAGACCAGCAATACGTATGGTATTGCCTTTTGTGTCTTCCACGGATTCAGGAGCTACTAACTCCCATTGCATCATTATCATAGGCGCACCGGCCTTGCTTGTCGTGAACTCCGCGCTCATAATACGTGCGGAGTACGTGTCTTTCTTCAGATAAGGACGTGTCCCATCTGCAATTTCGTCTAGGTTAATAATTGCCATGACTTCTTAGTTTATGTTGAGGACTTCTTTTCTTTCTTTCCGCTAGCCGAGTCCTTTTTGCCAGCCGACACATTTGATGCGCCATCATTATTGGAAATTGCGGCAGCTACAGCAGCAGTCATACGGTCAAGCATGACAATCTGGTATAGCCCAACAGCTTGATCTTTTGTAACGTCAAGTGTTTTAACAAGGTCATCAATCTCTGAGTTTGCTATGCGGCAAACGCGGGTCATGAAGTCCTTGTACTCTGCATACTCTTCTTTATTAGCTATCATTTTTCTTTTTTAAATGTTCTATAAGATCATCAACAGTTACTACGTTAGCGCCTGCTGATACTTGCTTTAGGTTTAACAACTTGCTCTTCAGGTTTTCTTTCCATTCGCCAGAAGATGTGAGTAAGCCGTCTGGTTTTTCGTAGAAGTTTACGAGCGTATCAATCAACTCGTTGATGTACAGCCCATCTTTTGGCCAAGGTTTTCTTGTGCTCATTTGTCGTAGTATGTTTTTGCTGTCTCTATGACTGCGTTAACGTCGTTGTCTATGTATGCCTCAGGGAACATACCCATCGGAGTTTTAGCGGAGGTGATGCCATCGCTGTTAGTCTGGAAGACGTAGCGTGTGTTGCCCTCTTTGTCGCGCTTAACTTCTGTGAACAGCACTATAAGGAACTCTTTCTCTATGCTACCGGCGTGTTGCTTGCCTTGTACTTTAACGCGGCGCACATTAAACGTATTGCCGCTGGGCTGTACAAGCTCCACTATCTCATCAACTGCGGTGAATATTACAACGGCGTGATCGTTCTTAACCTTGTCTAGCACAGAGCGGATTTCGCGGTTGTAATACTTATATATTTCAAAGCCTTTGAAAGACTTCTCTGCTAGTGTGTGGAGTATTTCAACGTACTTCGTGAACGACTCTATGACTATGACTTCGCAGCTTTCGTCTGCAAGGGCATCTTTTAACGCTGCGTTAAACTCGGTAATGCTTGAGCAGGACGCTGTGTACGGGAACTTCTTGGGGAAGGGCATACCCTTACGCTCAAGATCTATTATGTATGTTTTCTCTGGGGGCAGGTTGCGTAGCGACGTGGACTTACCCGTGCCGCTACCACCTACGATACCTATTATTGCTTTGCTCATTTGTTTTCTATGGTTTGTGCTACGGTTACCACTGCGTCTTCGATCATAGCTAATCTATTGTCAATACTTTCAAGACTTTCTATACGATCAGCTATCCTATCTATAGAAAACATGATGTTACCTACGTTACCCTCAATTGGTGTTTCATAATCTCCAAGCGTGTGGCTTAGAGTGCGTCCTATATCTGTTATAGCATCGACTATTGCTAATACTTGTTCGTCTTTCATTGTGCTTGTTTTGCTATTGTGTGTTTTAGTTGTAGTATAAGAGCCTGTTGCTCTTTTATCTTATGTTCTAATGTGACGGTGTAGTGCCACATATCTATTACTTCTTCTTTCTGTGCGCTAACGAGTTGCGCCGTACTCATACGCCACAAACCTTTATCGCCCTTTGGATTATGTTCGGCAGAACCTGCGTCAAACTTGCGCGGTGCTTCACGTGTGAACTCTGCTAACGCTTTGTCTCTTATTTCGGGGTCTGTCATTTCTGAAAGTTTAGTGGATCGTAGGTGTTCGTTGTGGAGAAGAGTGTGTTGATAAGTGTTTCGCGATCTTCTGCGCGGGGCGTTGTGCAGACGGGCGAGAAGTTACACTCGCCGAACTTTGTTTGGCAGCAAGTGAAGTTCGGTAGGAAAACGCTCTCTGCGTCTTCGTTGTTGTCTATGACACGGCGCAGGTTGCTCATGAAAGTTACGGCGGTTTCTCGTACGTGGTTCTCGAACTCTGCTAGTACGTGCTTCGGGAATGTTATGAGCGTGGAGCGCTGGAATTTGTTACGTCCGCTGCGCGATAGGAAGATGCCGTTGATTACAACTGCGCGGTCTTCGTCAGGGAACAGGTGTTTGTAAATCATGGTGTACATCATCATCTGCGGTGAGTTGTAGTAACTATCAAGATACCTGTCTACAGCAGAGAGGGATGTTGTCTTGTGATCTACGAGAACCGGCATACCGTTGAGTGTGCCGATCATGTCTATTGTGCCGCACAACACAACGTCAATGCGCTCGCCGTCTGTGTCGTACGGGATAGCGAAACGCTGTTCTAGTAGTGGGCCGTCATCGCCCACGTCAGCTTTTAAGCCGTCGAGTTTCTCGTAGTTTGTGAAATACTGGTGTAACGTAGCAGCGAGGTGTCCTGCATCACGGAAGTCGTTGTCAGGTACAACGTTGTCTGGCTGACAATAATGTTCGAGGGCTATTTCGGTAGCCTTCTTGGTGTCGCCCGTTGTGTAGTATTCTTGCAGCGCTTTGTGAAACGCTGTGCCGTACTCCATCTTGTAAGACTTTGTATCGTAGACTAGGCCGCGTGCGCCGAGGTAGTACATCCTACGCGCACACGCGCTCTGACTGTATAGTGAGGCATCGAGCTTTACGATGTATCGTTTATCTTTAGTTTTGTGTAAGGTTAGTGGTATCATTGGAGGTTTGCTGGTAGGTTTATTTTCTCTAGGTCTACGCCGTGAAGGTCTGCAAGTTCGCGCATTTGATCTGCTAACTTTTCTTTTTTCTTGGCTGCTTTCTTTCGCTTGGGTTTTCCTATGTTAACTACACTTGGTTCATGTTCTGGTGGATTGCAAACGACGAGGTACGGCGCAAAGTGTTTTGCTAAATCGTTGTCTGTCATTTGCTCCAGCGCAGCTACGTCGCAGTCTAGTAGTTCTTCTATAGTCATCTTCGCTTGACGGATTCTGTGTGTAATATGTAAACTACAAGTATCATAAAGAACACGAAGCCCATGAGGGAGTCTGGTTCCATGTTAGCGTAAAATTTTAATGCCGACGTCGCTGAATTTTACTTCTGCGTCCGAGGCGGAGTCAGCTAGCGTATCATAGACCCAGCGCTTGTCATCTTCGCTGATGGCTATGCTGTCACGTGAGAATATCTCACCGTCCCGCGCAGACTGCAACCACGTGAGTATGTCATGCCGCCACTTTATGCTGTCGTTAGTGGCGACTTCCAACTCTTTAACTTTCAAGTCTTGCTGGCGCAGCTTGCGCAGTCCTTCCTTAAAGTATATGAGACAGCCTTCTGTTAGCTTGCGTATGCAAATTTGTGTGCGCAGTAGGCGATACGTATTGCTGTTCTCTGTGTCGTTGTCCATGAGCCACTTTAGGCCGTCGTTTAGCTTAACGTAGAGCGTGTTGGCGGCGTAGCCTGTGCCGTCACACGGTACAAAAACATCCTTTGGGTCATTGAGTAGTTTGTCTAGGATGGGTTTAATTGTTTCTGCGTTAGCTGCGTTGTAACTGCTGCGCCGTACTTTTGGCGATGCTATTAGGTCACGGCGCTTTAGCTTGCCTACTATGATGTCTATGTCTTCTGGCATAAAAGATTATGTAAAATTTGTTATCGTGTTGTGCGCTAAAAAAGAGGGCTAGACGTTAGCCTAGCCCCCTATGCTTTTAGCTTATTACAGCTTGTCTTCCATCAAAGCTTGCATCTGCTTCAGGAGTTCAGCTCCACCTGCTTGGTCGCCAGTCTTAAACGCTGCGGTTGCCTGTTTGAAGAGGGCCGTAGGCGTTACCTCGCGTTGGTCAGGTCGCCAATTATTAGCGTCATCCTCAGAAAACAGTATGCTATCTGAGTGCTTATCTGCTAGACGCTGCTGATGGCTGGCAAGTTCACCACCACTCAAACCTTTTGGTAAAGAGTTCTTCACCTTTGCTCTGATGCGTGATGCGATTTGTTGGTTACACAACGCTAGTACGTTGTCCTCTCCGAGAGATTCAACAACTTCTGCTGTGTTGTCGAACTGTTTCACGGTAAAGCGGAATCCCTTCCAGTCACCGTCCTTGTAGGTTTGTTCTATGTATTGTGCCATAGTCGTTATTTTACGTTAGGTTCCAATCTTGTAACTTTTAAAAGGCAAGTTATCAGCCTAACTACTTATATATAAAGCAAGAACTGTGCCAACCGTTGCATCTTCTAAGACTTTTTTTCTATCAGATGCTTTTGCGCTGGAAGTTCTTCTAAAACTTCGTAACGTAGCATTACTTGTTCTAGTTCACGGTAATTTCCGTCTATCGGTTCGGTGTGAACGTACGTTAGGAAACTTTCCCGCACTTTGTTGTCCATTGAAGCCCACTTGGGGTGGCCCGTAACGTACAGCTCTGCATCGTGCCGTCTGTCTTTGAGCGGCGTTAGATGTAGCCTGAATGTTGATAGCCTGTAGTACAAGTCTTCTCGGAAGAGCTTGTTTCGTATCAGTTCTTGTAGTGGTTTGCAGGTTGCCGCTATGATACGGCACTTTGACTTCTGTGTTTTGTTGTCCCCTACAATACGATATGTGCCGAACTGTATTAGTCGCAGTATCTTTGCCTGCAACTCGACGGGCATATCACCTATCTCGTCAAGGAATAGCGTACCCTCTCCTGTGTGGTGTACTAAACCTTCGCGGTCTTTGAAAGCGCCGGTAAAGCTACCTTTCATGTGGCCGAACAGTTCACTTTCAAAGAGTGAGTCTGTTACAGCAGTTACGTTTACTGGGACAAGACTACCTTTGTTAGCACCGTGAACTATTCTAGCTATTAACTCCTTGCCTGTACCTGTTGCGCCGGTTATGAGTACAGGTTCTCTTCTAAACGATAGCGTTGTGGCATCACTAACTACAGCTAACATACGTTCGTCTACTGTAGCGTAGGCTGCGCGTGCGTTTGTCAGATTAAATGCGCACTTTATTAGTTCCTTTTCCACGTTGTTTTCATATCTTCCTACGTTGCTTGCGGATTTTGGCGTATATCGGTTCGACTAACTTACGCACCCAGCTATTGTCCTTGTGCGTCGGCCCTTTGTCAAGCGTTACGCGCTCGTCGTAGTGATGCTTTAGCATAGCTTCCCAGCCTTTGCCGCATTTAACTGCAACGTACGCAGAGTTGTTTGTGAAGATAACTTCACGCTCGTTGTAGGTTTGCCCTGCGTGTACGCGCGGAGCGAGCAGGGCTATGCTAACGCTTGCCATGACGGACGGCGTAGGTGACCGCTTTAGGCTACTGTCTATAAACTCTTGCCTGTTATCTAACAGCCACGCTATCTTTTCCTGTGTGTCTTTAGCCTTCATGTTACAGTTATCCATTCGGTAGACGATATGGCTCTGTTATCGTCGTGTGTGCCGTAGTATTGGTCGTGGTTATGTTGCCACACACCTTCATCCTTGCCCATCTCTTTGAGTAGCGTATTCAAACGCTCACGTGTGGTAGGCGTAGGCCAACCGGCTAGCGTTATCTTTAGTGGTTGGTCGCTAGTTTGTCTGGCAATGACGTTGCCGTGCAAGCGTAGTTCTTTACGTTTGCCCAGTATGGTAGCGTGTACGACAACGGAGGTGTTGTCCTTGTGGAAGCTGCGCCCTTCTATGAAAGCGCGGGCGGCTAGTTTACTTATTTTTCTCATGATATTTTATTACATTGATGTTCCGTGTGACATACTGTCATGCTTTTCCAGTAGCGCAGCATCTTTTAAATAAACTTCAAGACCTGCGCTTATGTTGTTGAGGGAATCTATCGTAACTTCGATTCCCGTTTCTTCTCGTAATTCCTCACGTAGACTTTCGTGTATGGGATCTTTAGCTTGATGAACAAGCTCGTAAAGAATACACAATTGGGTGTGTGATATGTTTAGCATTGTACGTTAAGTTTGTAGCGTTGTGCGTATGGCTTGCAAGCAGGTTGTATGTCAGGCTTGCAAGCTAAGTTCTGGCTTATGTAGTTGTCTATCTCTACTCTGTGCATACGTAGGAACCCGCGCATGGCTAGCTTAGATGCTTGCCACATAGCGTAGAGTCCTTCGTCGTTCATAACCCATAACTCTCGTTCGTTATCGTTCATAGCGCAAGCTCCTTTCGTACATAGTAGTCGGCTATGATAGTGTCCTTGTGTAACGGCTTGCCGAATAGGCCACCGTCTTTAGTGTAAACCCAAACGTAGTCTTGTGGGTTTATGTTAATCTTTGCGTCTAGCACAGCATTAAACCAATCTTGCGGTTTCGCCCAGTCTATACGTGCGTTGTGTTTCTTTTCGTATGCAATGATTGCTTCGTTTAGTTCTATCATTTTGGTTTCTTTGTTTACTTTTGTTTGTAGCTTCGGCAGTTAGCCTATGCTAAAGGGTTCTTTCATACGCCGTATCTTTCTGCTTCGTCAAGGATTTGTACTAACTTACTTGGCCTAACGTAGGCTGTGATACCTAGCCATTCAACCATAGAGGGCAGCTCATGCTCTACGCCTTCACCTTCGCGCCACAATCCGCCCTCGTCGCCGTGTTCGTAGTGTACGTTATCTTTATCCCATACAGCTACCTCTGCGCTAGTCTGTCCGTTGTCGCATTGGTGATCTTTCGACCACGCTACGCTAACGGTCATTTGGTTTGGAAACGTTATACGGAATCCATGTTCTGTGCTTTGGTATACACGCTTTGCGTTTGCTTCTGTGCGTAGTTCTGCTACGTTATCTAACATAGGCTGTATAGCCTTCTGTTCGTCGGCACTTAACTTATTTTGTGTCATTTTATTTTTGTTTTGTTTGTTTTAGTTTCTCCAGTCGATGCCCTCTGTAAAGTCACATATACAGAGGAACAACGCATAATTTAGTTGTATGTTGTGCGGTTCTCCTACGATACCGTAGTCGCCTTTTCCTGCGGTGCGCTGGTAAACTGGGGCTTCCCATTCTGGGTAGCCTAGCGTAGAAAAGTAGTCTAGCGTTTCCGTTAGATGTCGTTGTGTGCTAGCTTTTGTCATCCCACAACCCTTCGTCCATACCGTAGTCTTGCTCGTCGTCTGCGCCTTCGTCTACGTTACCGAGTTCGTCGTCGTTGCGGTTCGGTGCGAATAGCGAGGCCCATTGCTCCCTAGCGGACACAGCTTTGTTGATACACTTCACCTTGTTTTCTACAACGTGGGCGACTTGCTCTTCTATTGTGCCGGAGTACCAAAGGATTTCCTGTAGTGTGTTAGACTTGGACGTGATACGGTGCGAACGTCCTACACATTGAATGAGATCTATAGCAGACCACGTGGGCGGCAGTATGATGTGCCGGGGCCGTGCGTTGTCGTGTTCGTGATGCAAAGAAATTCCTACGCCGCCCGCTTGTATTGTAAGTAGCATATAGTCTTTTTCTCCACGTTGAAAAGCATCCACGTCACGTTGTCGTTGCTCTGCTGTTTGCTTTCCCGTGACGTAGCCGATACGGTCTTCCGGCACACCGTACGTCTGCGTTAGTGCAATGTGTACACCTTGCAGCATTATTTTAAAGTTGCTTGCGATGATTACTTGCGAACCCTCTACAGCTGCGTTGCGTGCGCGGGTTGCGATGAGCGGCGAGCGTATCTCTTCCGCTTTTTGTCGAAACTTTTGCATGGCTACCAAACGGGCGGCAACTATACCGTGTCCCGTTTGGCCGCGCAAGCGAAAAAGTTCCTCAAGATATTCGTTGTATGCGTTGCCGTACGCGTTACGTTCCTTGTCGTTGCGAAAGTGTACGAGGACGCACTCGGTACGCGCTTTGTATTTGAAGCGTATGCCCTTGAGTGCTACGGTGTAGTTGTCCATTACTTCTTTGACGCGCTCCATTGCACGTGGACTGTAGCGTGTCGGCTGGCTGTACGTTGCAAGCGAGCGAAGTACGCTCGGCGCGGTGTCCTCTGATAGGGGCAGGACGTTGTAAGGTGATGTCATGCCTACGCCAACCATTACTGTACGTGCTTCGCACACTCGTTGGTACGGCGTGGCGGAAACAAACATACGCTTCACACCGTTCGTTGGTAAGTTGCGTGCAATGCGCGTGCGCGTGCTATCGTCGTTTTTTAGTGCTTGGCACTCATCAAAGACAACGAGGCGGGGCAGCATAAGTTTGTGCCACTTGAATACGATGTGCTCCACGCCCCATTGAAC